AGAAAGAAACTTATGAAAGTCAAATACCTACTGAATTACAATCTAATTTAGGTTGGAATACTTACACATATACAGACGAAGGTGCTGTAGATACCACAACAGCTTATAGACCTACTTGGAAAGAAGCCGCTTTAAATAATAAGTTAGGTGTTCCTATTACATCTCATGATGGAGCGTATATAATAGTTAAAGGATATTTTTCAATGAAAGAGGGTCATATATCGGCTATAGCTGCTTTAGGTGCTAGTATGTCTTATCCTAATAATAGTGTATTAACAAAAAAAGAAGCTCAAACATTAATAGCTTCATCAACATTTACAGGAGAATAAAGGGATATGATAGAATATACGTTAGTCGTAAATTATAAGGGTTTTTATACGAGTCCAAATATAATGAAATATAGGGTATGGTATGGCATTAGTTACTAATTTTACAGAAAGAATAGAAGATATATCAGGAAGTTGCAGCGATGCTAATGCTGTAGAAACATTTATTACTGATGGATGTTACGATGTTATCAATCGTGTAAAAGCTATTAATCCACAAAAAATAGATATGTTTACAACAAGCCATTCATTAACAACATCTTCTGTGTCAGTTACTACTGAAAGAGATATTGTTTCTGTTTATAGAAAAAATTATGGTGGAGCAGAATATAATACTAATTTATTAGACACAAAAAACCAAGGGTTTGAAAATGTTATTACTAATGCTACTGATTTATCAGATACAACTCAAGGAAGTTGGCTGCACAGAACAGTTGATTCTTCAATGTCAGGAACTATAGCAAGAACAACAGCTACAGACTCTAATAGAACTGGGTCATATGGTGGCTTATTAACTGCAAATAGTCTTATAAATAGAATATATTTAAATCATCCTACAGTAATTGGAAAAAGTTATAGGTTTTCGTTGTATGCTAGAGTTCCTAGTTCGAATCCTATTCATTTAATACAAATAGGAGCATCTACTTCAACTGAAGCCTCTTCTGCATATGTTACTTCTGACCCAATAATGCCTACAGATAGTGGTTGGACAGAATTGGAAGTTATTTTTACAGCATCTAGTGCTAAAACTTATTTAACTATAGCGTTTTTTAGTGATGTTAATGATACTGGTTTTATAGATGATTTAAGTTTTGCAGAAAAAGAAGCAGCAGGTGATTATTATCCATGTAGATTTATATCTGCGGCTGAAGGTAAGTATAAGGTTAAAAATCAAAATAGTATATATTATTCTAATAATTATGCTGACCCTGTTTATTATTTTAGTGCAGGAAGTCTATTTGTAGTACCTACTCCTGATACAAATAATCCTGCAGAATATACAAAAATACCTGAATATACTATAACAAACCCTGCTGCAAGCGCAGGTGCATCTGAAATAGCAAATTTTCCTACACAATATTATGAGCATGTACTTACTTATGCAGGGATAATGAATTTACAAAGACAATTAAGAAATATGACAGATAGTTTACCAGCTGTTCCTACATTTGCAGGTCCATCAGATTTTGTAATACCTAGTACATTACTAGATGCTAATATAGACTTTTCATCAGTACCTTCTGCTCCTACATATACTGCGCCTGAAATACCAATATTATCTGCTGCTAATAATGTAATATTTAATACTACAGCACCTACCTATACAGCTCCTACGGTAGGAGGAGAAACAGAAGGACTTACTGCAGCTATAACTGCAGCAGATGCAACTGATGAATCAAGTAAAACTGATGTAAGTGATTGGTTTGATGTTGCAGGTGATTATATACAAACAGAAGAAGATACAGAGCTAGCACAAGCACAATTAGGGAAAATACAGGCTTATACACAAACATATCAATCTGCTCAACAAGATTCATTAAATGAGTTTAACGAAGCTAATGCTAAATATCAAGCAGAGCTTCAAATAGCTATACAAAATGCTCAACAAACATCCGATATAGATGCTAAAAAACTAAGTAAATATAGTGCTGATGTTCAACATCAAACTCAAATATTTACATCTTCTTTAAATGTATATCAGCAAGAAATACAAAAAGCATTACAAAAATATCAAGCAGAAACTGGATATGATGTATCTAAATTTTCTGCTCAAATTCAAGCAGAAAGTACAAGAGTAACAAATCAATTACAAGTAGATACTCAAGACTATACAAGTGGTATACAAAATTTTAAAGCAAATTTAGAAAAATTTAACATGGACTATGGTTGGAAACAATCACAGCAAAAGTTTTTAATTAATAGATATGAGGCTTTGTTTGTTTCGGAAGGCATACAAGCTAAGCCACAGGAGGGATAATAAATGGCAGATAAAGGAATAGCAAGTGTATCATCGTCAGTTTTCATGGATGACATTAAATCATCTATAGGTGGTAATTTAAGTTATGAACCAGCAGATGCTACGGAAAAATGGGCATTTTTAGAAAAATCTATATCAAATAGTAGTGGAGATGTTTTTGGAACTATTCATTATTTAGGTTCTGCAACAGATGAATTGCATGCAAATGATATAATAAAATGGTTTTGTATAAAAAATGTATCAACTACTTTAACTGATGGAATTGCTATATGTACAAATGCTGGTACTGCTGTTTGGAATGGAGCTGAAAGTATTATAATAGGTCCAGGAGAAATGTTTGTATGCAAACCATCATCTGCTTGTAGCGTAGCAGATTTACATGCTATATCTGTTACTATGGATGCTACTGGGAATTATGCAACAGGAACTCATTCGGGTAGCGTAACTGCTCAATGCGCTGCAATAATAGATGATGTAGCATAGGAGATAATATGACATTACAAGAACTTATAGAATTAGTACAACAGCATCATCCTGATTTAGGGCAAAATCAAATAGTCTTAGAGGCAAATAGAGCATTAAATGATTTTAGTTCTCAAACTAAATTAGTCAAAGGAACTTTTACATTTAATACTGTAATTGACCAAAGATTTTATGATTTAGATAATAATATATTAGAAATAGAAGAGGTTGTATACGATTCTAGTTCATCTGGTGGAACTAAGATACCTAGATTAGTATATAGACCAAGCGAAAAGGATATCGGATAATGGCACAACCTACATACCCTCATAATATAGAAAAAGAATATGTTTGGTGGATAGAGCGAAACAAAATAGGAATTGCATATAAAAAAGATACTTTAACTACAGGAGTAGATGTTGTACCTCCTATAGAACCTGAAGGTGAATTTTTATCTTCACACAAAGCTGTTCAAGTTACTATATATGCTATAAAAAAAGCAGAAGTATTAACTCTTGAAGAAGAAAGCTTAGGAACATCTCCATCAGGTCAATTTGTATTAGGAGGATTAAACGATAAACCTGAATTTGATGAATTACATCATGAAGCTATTTTGTGCTATGTCTTATGGAAGGGTTATGAAAAGAAATCAGCATTAAATCCTGATATGTTAAAATTAGCTCAATATTGGAGACAAAGATATCAAGAATGTATTAAAATGGCACTAAGAGATGCTAGCAATAATAAAATTAGAGGACCTAGACAATTAAAATATAACAAAACACATGGAATACTATAAGGAGTTAAATGAAGAAACAAATTAAAGAAATTATAGAATGGACTTTAAATCGCATGGATATGTATTCAGATGATGCTGCTGCTATGATATATAGAACAGGAATGGCTGAGACTGGGTATAAGCATTTAAAGCAAATGGGTGGTGGTCCTGCTATTGGTTTTTTTCAAATAGAACCTGCTACTATGAATGATGTTATGGACAATTATGTGGCATATAGACCTCAAATTAAAACTGATTTGTATGCATTAGGCTTTGATGAAAAAGATGGAGAAATGAGAGTAATGAGTAATATAGCATTACAAGTAGCTTTTTGTAGATTATGTTACAGAAGAGATAAAAATGCAATTCCAAGTTTAGAAAATATGGAAGCTCAAGCTAAATATTGGAAAAAAGTTTATAATACAGAGCTAGGAAAAGGCACAGTAAAGCATTTTATGGAAATGAATAATGGATAACGATATAATAAACAAAATGAATGAAATACAATCTGCAGTAGAATACGAATCTAAGTTTTCTAAAGAACATAGAATGTGGATGGTTGATACTATGAACGAAATTAAAAGCGATGTTAAAAAAATTAATGGAAGAGTTCGTAGTAATGAAGTTGCTGTGGGATGGATTAAGGGTATTGTGGGTATGTTTACCGTAATTATAGGATGGTTAATAGGAAAAGAATTTTGAAAACAGTTAAAAGAGCAATAGTAACTCCTGATAAACATTTTCCTTTACATGATAGACCATCTATAAGTGTTCTTTGTCAAGCTATAGAAATGGTAAAGCCTAATATTTATATTGATTTAGGTGACATTGGAGAATGGAATAGTTTTAGTGCATGGAAATGGAAAAGAAAAAAGAAGCCACCATTAGAACATATAATTCCTGGTTTAGACCAAGAAGTTCAAGATGTAAATGAATGTATGGATATAGTAGATGAATCGTTAGATAAAGTTAAATGCAAAGAAAGATATATAACAGAAGGAAATCATGATAATTGGTTGAATATGTTTGTAGAAGAATATCCATATCTTTCACATTATAAATTTGAAGAAGCAGTAAAGCTTAAAAAAAGAGGGTATAAATATTATCCTTTTGGAAAGTATCTTAAAGTAGGAAAGTTGTATTTTTATCATGGACATCAATTTGGTGGTCAATATCATGCAGCTAACCATTTAAGAAAAAAAGGTTGCAATGTTATGTATGGACATTGGCATGATTTACAACAACATAGCGTTACCCACCATGACGGACCAAAGTCTGCATGGAGTATAGGATGCTTAAAGGATATGAGTCATGAAGCTAATCAATGGTTACAACATAGAGATACTAATTGGGCTCATGCATTTGCAATAGTAGATTTTTATGATAGTGGGCTATTTTCGGTTCACACAGTACAAATAATAAACGGAAAAACCTCATTATGGGGAGAAGTTTTAAATGGAAATAGGAGTTAAAATATGGCAACATTAAAAATAAAGGGGAGCGCAACTGCCAATATAAATGGCTCTAAAAAAACTTTTGCTCCTGTTAAAAATATAACAATAAACGAAGCTGTAGATATGGAGGTTAATTTAGCGCATGGCGATGCTCCATCCACTTTGATTGATGTTACTCCTGCTGCTAAGGGTGGCAGTAATGCAATGAATGATTTTAAGTATTTAGGGATACAAAATATAGGTGCTGTTCCTGCAGAAATTATGATAGAAGCTACACAGTATCGTGATGATGGTGCTAATGCAGATGAATCTATAACTGCTGGTTCTAATTTTACTAGAGAAGCTTTTTTAAGTTTTATTATACCTGCAGGTGACCATATGGTATTGCCTAATCCTAGAATTGTTATATATAATGAAGATTCTACAGGCACACCTGAAAGTGCAGCTAATGCAGCCGCATTAAATACTGTAGATTCAGCTTTTTCTGTTAATGGTAATGTAGAAGGACCAACAGATGGCAATGGAGCTTTTACAAGTACAGACCATTTTGGAGAAACAGTAACAGGAGGTGCAGTACCTGGCTCTTATGTAATTAATTTTTATGCAGCAGGATATCAAGAATTAGGAATAACAAATGCTACAAATAAAGGAGCTGTTGTTACTTCGACTACTGACTCTGATTTAGCAGCTAATACAGCTTATGCATTTAATATTCAAGTAGATGGTGCATCTGCAGAAACAATAGCATTTACAACACATACATCAGATGTTACATTAGGAGACCCAATAGATAGTTCTAGTACAGGTGTTTTAAGAAAAATACAAGAGGCTTTAAATGCTAACACTAATACTCGTGGAGTAATAGTATCTATCGTAGATGGTGATGTAAGATTTACATCAAGAACAAGATTAAACAGTTCAGCTATTGCTTTGGCAGCACCTAGTTCAGGAACTACAATGTTTGGCGTAGGTATTATTCCTGCTATTGGGAATGTAGATGGAGCAGTTGCAGCAGCACTAGAATCTACATCTACACCTGATTATTTAAAAATTGGAGTATCAGGGAATACTGACCATTTGATGTTGGACAAAGGAAATGGTCATATGTCAAGAGTTAATGGTGGTTCGGCAACAATAGATTATGATGCAGCAGGGCATGTTATATTAAGTGGGTGTCCACCTCATGCTAGCTTTAAAGTTCATTGCATAATTAATTCAGCTCATAGTGGAGAGCTTAGCAATGCATCAGCAGCTACTGCAAATTGTATTAAAAAAATATATGGTAGAAGTTGTAGTAGAGGAAGTGAAACTAAACTACAAATAACAGCATTTAATTAGGAGATATAATGTCGCTAAGTAAAGAAGAAGTATTAAAAAAGAAAAAAGAACGAGCAGCAGCTAAAAGACTTATGATAGATAAGTTAAGGTTTTGGGTAGGTGTTTTTAGTGTTCCTACTATACTTATAATGGCTTGTATGCTTATTGGAGCTGCTTATTATCTTGGTGAATCTCAACTTGCTGTTGTAACTGGTCTTATTTCGACTATAACGATAGGTTTAATTAATGTTCTTAATGGAATGGTAGTTCCGCCTGCTCCAGAAGACCCATTAGCTGTAGTAGCTAAAGATTTAGTTCACCATTTACAAGACCAAGCTAATAAAGATATGGAAGTATCTATGGATAGGAATAAAATTAAAATTGGTGGTAATGGAGTAAAGATGGAGTCTAACACACCTCAAGACCCAGTATGGGGAGATGATAAACCATTAAAAAAAGGGAA